GACTTGAATAACGGTAATGGTTCACAGAGCTATGATGTAGAGATTGACTGTGCTGGTCGCTCTATGTTGGAAGTGTATCAGTACTTGAAGTATATTGCTCGCCATAACTCTGCTGATACTATTAATGGTGATACTGGTGAAGAGTACCTGTCTGCTAATGAAGGTGTCTACACTGATGTTAAGAAAGCACCATTTGGTACTTATGCTGGTGGTACATTCTTCGGTGCTCGTGGTGTATGGTTGACTAACTACCTGTCTGCTGACTTCGCCTTGACTGATGCTAGTAACGTACTTCAGAACCCACCTGATTATCAGAAGGCTACTGTATCTAATACTAACCTCTCTGGTTGTTCAGTATTCGTATCTGAAATTACTGGTTCTGGTGGTACTTTCGTTGCTCCTTATACTGTAGCTTCTACTACTGCAACTACAATTGTTGTTTCTGAAGCAAGTATTGACGGTAACAAGGTTCCTCAGTCTGGTACTATTCGACTTGTATCTGCTGGTGATGATACTGAATATGCTTATACTGGATTTAGTGGACAGACCTTTACTGGTGTTACTCCTGATCCTACTGGTGTATCTAACGGTACTACCTTTGCTACTCCTCTTATCTCTCTTACTGCTGATGCTGCTTCAGAACAATCTGACAACATCATCTATACTTCACCATTCTGGTGTCGTGCAGTTGTACGTAAGTATGGTTACAAACCATTTGAGGTAGATCAGCAGTTTGGTGCTACTGGTTTGAACATCTCTGCAATTCTCACCTCTGACCCACAGGCTACTTAAGGAGTAATGGATGAATATCCCTGATGTTGAACAAATTAGAAAAGAAGTTGAAAACTTTGGAGGAACTGTAGGTAATATAACTCCTATGGCTAATTGGGTTGAACTTCATGGGATATTCACTCCTAAACAACTAAAAGATTTAGCTCAAGCTGTGGAGAGTCAGTATGGCGATAAGAGGTGATGTAACGATAGACTGGAGTGTATCTCCAAGAGTTATTACTGTTGCTAGCCCTTCTGTTGAAATCACCTGTCAAGATCTGTTTGATACTCTTAGATTCTTGGAGAGTCAATCAGATGCTATGGATGATCCAGCAATAGTCGATGCAGCAGGAAAAGAATCATTAGGTGGAGGGGTTTCAGTAGGTCTTACTGTTACTCTTCTTGACGCATTAGTAGCTTTTGAATCTAGAATAGGACCGACTTATGAACAATGTAGAGTTAATGGTGGAAATCTTGTTGCGATCGACTCTAATGGCTTCTACTTTTCTACTCCTATATCTCCTACAGCCTTTACTCAAGTAATTACTACTGCTTCCTCTTCTGCTACTACTCAATCTCAAGCTCAACTTGAATACAGTACGTATCAGAATGGTGTATGGGTAGATGTAGTTAATGGTACTGCAGGAGTTGAGTTCCCTATAGGTACTCCAGGATCTCCTGTTAGTAATATGTCTGATGCTTATACTATTGCAACTACAAAGGGATTCACAAAGATCTATATCTTGGGTGATATTGTACTAGATTCAGAGACATCTCTATCAGGATTTACTTTAATAGGACAAAATGCGTCTAGAACTCATATCACTATCAATCCTAATGCTTACATTAATAACTGTGAAATTTATGAAGCTCATGTCGAAGGAACACTAGATGGATCTTGTATTATACGGAAATCAGTTATACATGACCTTGCTCTGTTTAATGGGTTTCTCTTTCAGTGTTCTCTTTACGGCACTATTACTCTTGGAGGAGGGATACAGGCGAACATTCTTGATTGCTATAGCGGTATACCTGGAAATACTACTCCTTGTATCAATATGGGTGGTTCAGGTCAATCCTTAGCTGTAAGAGGGTACTCTGGTGGTTTAGAGTTAATAAATAAAACTGGTCCTGAACCTGTATCTATAGATTTTAATGCTGGTCAATTGAAGATAGACCTTTCTACTGTAACTAACGGAACTATTGTAATTAGAGGAGTGGGTAATGTAGTAGACCCATCACAGACAGATGATGCACAGAAAATTATTACACATGGTCAGTACGGCAATCTATATATTGATAATTATACGGTTACTGGACATATGGTAACTGAGTTGTGGCAATTACAAGGTCTTGATCCAGATCATCCTCTGACGGTTACTCCTTCTTCTAGGTTTATAACTGGTTCTGATATTTCACAAACTATTACTGGAGATGGGACTACAACGAGTACTGTAACACGAGATATACTCTGATGTCTGACATGAATAGAATCAATTTGGTGGCACTATTGAAAGAAGCTGGAGAAGATGAATTAGCTGAGAATGTATTCCATATCTTATTCAATATTGATGATGAGATTAAGACTCTCAAGAAAGAATTTTATCATACAAAGAAAGATATAGATGAGTTAAAGAAAGCTTTAGATGTAATTCATAGGGCTTTTCCAAATGATGATATTCATGGACACAGACTTTATCATGAAAAGATTATTCGTACTGTTATAGCTAATGAAGAAGTAAAGAATTCACTTAAAATAGATATAGTTCAGAAAGTTACATGGTTTGTAGTATTATTAGTAATAGCTGGACTAGGTTTAAAATTAGGAATTAGTGGTCTATAATATGACACCAATCAATGTCGCAACTGATGGACTTCTAGGAAATTCCTCTCTTAGTATTGCTACTCGTGGATGGATGGGTGGTACTTTATATGAAGGATGGAAGGAAATAGTTAGACTTTCACTTTACATATTTAAACAGGTACAATTCAATGGCTGATGGAGAATTCAATAGACGAGCAGAAGATAGGAATGCTTTTGAACGTCATTTTCAAACTGGTGTAGGAGCTTTAATAATAGCTTTAGTGCTATGGGTAGGAACTACTCTAACTACTAATCAGAAGACTCTCGCTACATTAGAAGTTAATATGAATAACTTAAAAGAGAAGGTAATTGAGATTAAGTCTCAAATATCTCATCAATCAGATACATACGTTTTAAAGAATGAATTTGAATCAGTTAAATCTCAATGTCAATCTGATATTAAACGTTTAGAAACTACTGTTTCTACTCTGGAAGAAAAACATAGACAATGAATACAGAAAAAATTGAAATTGATCTATACTTACAAAAAGCCCAAGAAATAGATTCTTACATTGATCAAATGACTAAGTCTACTAACTTTCTCTTGGTGAATGAATTACAAGACCTTTATATACAAAAAGAGAAATATCATAATCTGTATATAGAGAAGATGAAACAATATGAGGTAGAACTGTAATGGCTGCTAATGAAATACACGTAGGAGATATAGGAACTACGTTTGAGATTACCATGTATGATGGTGATGCAATCGTAAATCTTTCAGGAGCAAATACACTGCAGATGTTCTTCTTGAAACCAGATGGTTCTACTACTCTAACTAAAACTGCAACTCTAGTTACTGATGGTACTGATGGTAAATTGAAGTATGTAACTGTTGCTAATGATTTGGATACCGCTGGCACATGGAAGATTCAAGCCAGAATACAATTTGATGCTAGTAACGATTGGAAGTCCGATATTTCTAAATTTAAAGTATTCCCAAACATTATATAAACTATTTATGTCTATTATTGAAATTCCTTATAAGTATACTCCGAGATCGTATCAACTTCCTTTGTTTCAAGCAATGGATAGTGGTTGTAAAAGAGCCATTACTGCTTGGCATCGAAGGGCAGGGAAAGATAAATCATTATTTAATTTAGTTGTTAAGAAAGCTCTGCAGCGAGTTGGTGTATATTATTATTTCTTCCCAGAGTTCGCACAAGGACGACGAGTTATTTGGGACGGTATAGACGGACATGGAATGAAGTTCCTTGATCATATTCCTAAAGAATTAATAGGTCAGAAACATAAAACTGACATGAAGATAGAGCTAACGAATGGATCACTTATACAGATTATTGGCACAGATAACTACGACAAAGTTCGTGGTTCTAACCCTGTGGGGTGTGTTTTTTCAGAGTTTGCTTATCAGAATCCTGCAGCTTGGGATGTAGTAAGACCTATCCTGGGTGAGAATGGAGGTTGGGCAGTATTTAACTCAACTCCATTTGGTAAGAATCATTTCTATGAAATGTTTACTATGGCTGAACAGAATCCTAATTGGTTCTCTCAGTTAGTTACAGTTGAAGATTCTTTAGATGAGAATGGTAATAGATTTGTACCTGAAGAAGTAATCGAAGAAGATAGAATGTCAGGTATGAGTGAGGAGTGGTTACAACAAGAGTACTACTGTTCATTCACAGCTAACTCACAAGGCTTCTATTACTTGAAACAGATGAATGATGCAGAAAAAGAAGGAAGAGTCTGTAACTTACCGTATGAAACTAATATTCCTGTAGATACATGGTGGGATATCGGAGTAGGAGATTCTACTGCTATATGGTTTACACAGACAATAGGAAGAGAGGTTCATGTAATAGACTTCTACCAAAGTGCTTCAGAGGGACTAGATCACTATGTTAAGCACTTACAATCTCTTCCATACATTTATGGCTCACATAACTTTCCACATGATATGAGTCATACAGAATTTGGTACTGGTAAATCAAGATTAGAAATGGCTGAAAGTTTACTAGGATCAGCTAGACTAAACATATTACCTAAAGTGGGATTAGAAGATGGTATTAACGCTGTTCGTATTATTCTGCCTGTTTGTAGGTTTGACAAGACTAGATGTGAGCAAGGACTTAAAGCCTTAAACAACTACCATAGACAATGGGATGATAAGTCCCACGAATATAAAAACAAACCTGTACATGATTGGTCTTCACACCCGGCTGATGCATTCAGGTACTTTGCAATAGGACTAACTATGCCTAAACAGAAATCACGCATGGATAATCGCAGAAAACTTCGAGCTAAAGGATGGATGTTATCGTGAGTACAGTAAAACAAAAAATTCAATTAGCTAGAGAGAACTGGCAACGTTATACCTCTGCTATGGAGCGTGGTCATTGGGATTGGCAAAAGCAAGCCATGAAGAATGAAGACTTCTATTTAGGTGGTGGTAGACAGTGGGATTCTGCTGTTACTTCAGCTCTAGAACAAATGGGTAAACCTTGGTTAGAAGAGAACGTAATCTTCAGTACAGTTAATACTGTATTAGGTTATCAGACTCAATCAAGAATGGATATTGCATTTAAACCTAGAGAAGCAGGAGATCAAGCTACTTCAGATATTCTTACCAAGCTAGCAATGTATGTAGTTGATAAGAATCAGTTTGGATGGCAGGAATCTCAGGTATTTGCTGATGGACTGATTCAAGGTCGTGGTTATTTTGATATTAGGATGGAGTTTGATGAAAATATTAATGGAGATGTGAGAATCACTTCTCTTGATCCTCTCGATGTTATCCCTGACCCTGATGGTAAGTCTTATGATCCCTCTGATTGGGAAGATGTTATCGTGACTAAATGGATACCGCTTGAAGATATTAAGATTATGTACGGTCTCTCTAAATATAGAGAAGTTGTACGTATGCAAGGTAAAATGAATGAAGCGGATTTCGGTAGTGATGGATTTGGTGTTGAACGTAATAAGTTTGCTGCAGATCGTACTTATAATTCATTTTCTACTGATGAAGCTGATGTAGACTATGTACGTGTTCTTGAACGTCAGTGGTATAAATTAACTAAACGTAAAGCATGGTATGAGATTGGTACAGGAGAGATTTTCTATATTCCAGACTCAATGACTGATGCTGAAGCTAAGAAGATTGCTAAACAAAATGATTACGAAATTATCGACAGGACTATTAAACGTATCCGTTGGACTGTTTCTACGAAGGATGTTATTCTTCATGATGATTGGTCTCCTTATGATAATTTTACTGTAGTACCATTCTTTCCATACTTCCGTAGAGGTAAGACTGTAGGCATGATTGATAACCTGATTAAAACTCAGGAGATGCTCAATAAGACCTACTCACAGATACTCCATGTAATTAATACTACTGCTAACTCAGGTTGGACTGTAGAAGAGAATACTCTGGTTAATATGGAAGTAGAGGATCTTGAAGAGAGAGGTGGTGAAACTGGTCTAGTACTTGAGTATAAGGCTGGTCGTACTGCTCCTCAGAAGATTGAACCTAATCAGATACCTACTGGTCTTAAAGATATGATTACCAGTGGTGTAGAGCTTATCAGATTGATCTCAGGTGTATCTGAAACCTTCCAAGGTGGTAAAGGTCCAGAAGTCTCTGGTACAGCTATTCAGTCCCGTGTACAACAGGCTGCAGTTCAGCTAGCTACCCCTATTGATAATCTCTTCCGTACACGTAATATGATTGGTAATATTCTCCTTAAACTGATCCAATCATTTTATACTACTGAACGTACTTTCCTTATAGCTGAAGACGACTATAAACCTAATGGTGAAGGTCCACAGTCTATAACCATTAACCAAGAAGATCAGGATACTGGTCAGATTATTAATGATGTTACAGTAGGTAAATACGATGTAGTAGTAGCTGATGTTCCTACTCAAATCACATTCCAGAACTCTCAATTCCAGCAAGCTATTGAAATGCGTAAATACGGTATTCAGATACCAGACGATGAAATGGTTAAGATGTCTACACTTGCTCGTAAGAATGAAATTGCTAAGAAGATGGCAGGTGAGCCTGGAGAAGAACAACAGAGACAAATGGAAGAGCAGTATCAACTACAGATTCAACAGATGCAGAAGACTATCGAGAAGCTTGAATCTGAATCCAATAAGTCTAATATGGCAGCAGCTAAATCTGCTAGTGATATTGCAGTGGCTATTGCTCAGAACCCAGGAATTGCTCCTCTTATTGATTCTTTCCTTCAGCAGTATACTGAACAACAGGATGAACAAATGCCTGAAAATGAAGAATACTTGCAGAATCAAGAACCTAATGCTACAATGATGGGTCAACAGGGACTAGGGGCATTCTGATGGCAAATGAATGGGATAAGCACCTTAAAGATATAGAATCTGCTTTGCAAGGTAAATCTCCTAAGAAGAAAGGTGAGCCTAATCCAGAAAAAGCAAGATCTGATCTTCAAGCCATATTCAGAGATGGGTGGAATAAGGATGGTCTTGTTACAGGTGGATGGCAGGATAAAGTAAGGGATTATGTAAAACGTAATCCTAAAGATACTGCACAGGTTATTGATGATAATACAAATGCTATGAATGATTTATATAATCTAATTGCATTTGATTCAGATAAATACAAGCAAGACCCACTTTCTAGGTGGGCAATGCAAGATATTGAAATGCGTGCAAGAATTCCGCTAGGACATGAGAACTCTGCATCATTAGGATCTGGTGACGGTAAAAATGGAATGTCTACTGGTAAATATGGATTAAATGTTAAAACAGTAGAAGATAACAATACTCCATATAAAAGAGGACAAATACTACTTCCAGGTGCTCCGGATGGAAATAAAGAGACTCTAGGATATGTACTCCGTCATGAAGGAACGCATGATATACCTTGGGGTCATGAAGACTATACAAACTATGGTTCTAAGTCAGAAGAATCTTTGATCAGAATGATAGATGATGCATATGTAACTGCAAATAAGGATGATAAGGTAAGAACAGATGATCTGTTTAATTCTGCTGATGTTAAATATGGGTATCAGGATTCTTTAATTCCAGCAGTAACAAAGTTTAAAGATAAACTTGGATCATATCATAATCCAGCAGATGAATCAAAAGATCAACAGACAAGAGAATATGGTAGAAAGGTAGACTACACTACTAGGGGTAGAGATGTTATCGATGCTATGAACTTTGCATTAGATCCTAGAACTAATAATGCTAAACACGTCAGAGATTTACCGAAGGAAGGTACAGTAGATAGCGTAAAAGCCTTCTTTAAAGATTTATTGAAATAACTATTGAGGAAAGTACATGACTCCTGAAGAGAAAGAAAAACTTATTGAACGTGGTGATTATATTGAAGATCTTGATGATGATGAAGAGATCGATTTAGATGAAATTGAGGATGATGAAGATGGCTTGCAAGAAGAAGAAGGGGACGAGTCCGAAGAGGAAGTAGAGGATGAGGACGACATCGAAGAAGAGGAAGATGAAGAGGATGTCGAAGATAGCGAAGAAGACGAAGACGATGAAGAAGATGAAGAATCAGATGATGAGGAAGAAGATCATCGAATTCCAAAATCTCGTCTAGATCAAGTACTTCGCCAAAGGGATGAAGAAAGAGAACGTGTAGCTTGGCTGGAAGAGCAGTTATCTACTATAATTAAGAATCAAGGACAGCCTAAACAAGAAGAGGTTGTTAAAGAAGATACACCACCTACTTATGATTTTGATACTAAGGAAGCACAGTATATTGAACTGATCCTTGAGGGTGAAGTTAAAGATGCTGCTAAACTTCGTCAAGAAATCAATAATGCTAGAGATAGTCTTAATGAATGGAAGATGAATCAATTCCGTAATGAGTCTTCTCAGGTTGCATATTCAGCTATTGAAGAGAAAGAGTATCAGTCTTTGTTAAAAGATACTATTCGTACTTTCGATATCTTCAATGACCAGAGTGATAATTACAACGGTGAAGCTGTACAGATGGCTAATACCTTAATGTCTGGTTATATGCAGCAAGGTATGAGTAAGAAAGAAGCTCTAGCTAATGCAGTAAGACGAGTAACACCGTTCTATACTAAAGAGGAACAGAAGGCTGAACCTCAGAAGAAAGTAAGTGATCGTAATAAAACAGCTACTAAGAAGGCGGTAAAAGCTTCAAAAGCTCAGCCACCCAAAACTAAGTCCAGTAGGGCTAGTAAGCGTAGTTTAGATAATGTTGATCTTTCCAAGATGTCTGAGAGACAATATGCTAAACTAACAGCTAAAGAGAAGGCAATCCTTAGAGGTGACTTCTAGTAAACTTTCTGCGGTGATCTAATTGGATAAGATGCCTCACTATTGGAGGTAATGAGAGTTCGAGTCTCTCCCGTAGTTCCATATTCGAGTGTCATACGACTCAAACTGTATGCTATTCGTTACTTACACGAGGTAAGTCGGTCTTTAACTCCGTAATGTTAGAATTAGACTAATTAAATTAACATTTCATTTTTGAGGATTTCAAAATGGCTTTAACTAACTTTGCTGCTTTGACTCCAGAACAGAAGATCGTATGGTCTCGTGATGTTTGGAAAGAAGCCCGTGATATGTCTTTCATCAACAAATTTGTTGGTACTGGCGAAAACTCTGTAATTCAGCGCATTACTGAACTGACTAAAACCGAAAAAGGTGAAAAGGTTCTGATGCATCTTCTGGCTGACCTTGTTGACGATGGCGTTGTCGGTGATAACGAGCGTGAAGGTAACGAAGAAGAAATGATGACCTACACCGATGACATCACCATCGACCTGATTTCTCATGGTGTTCGTCAGAAAGGTAAACTGGCTGATCAGAAAACTGTAGTTGCATTCCGTGAACATGCTAAAGGTGTTCTGTCTTACTGGCTGGCTAACCGTATCGATCAGTTGGCTATGCTGACTCTGGCAGGTATCGGTTACGATAAGAACTGTGATGGTTCAGCTCGTACCTCTGGTGCATTTGCATCTCTGGCATTTGCTGCTGACGTTGCTGGTCCTACCACTAACCGTCACTTCATGGTATCTAACGATGGCACTGATTACCTTGGTCTGGTTGCTGGTAATACTGCTGCTATGGTTGCTACCAACGTACTGACTTACTCTGCTATCGTTGATATCGTTACCAAAGCGAAAACCAACTATATGAAACCTCTGCTTGCAGGTGGTAAAGAGTACTATGTTGCGTTTGTTCGTCCAGAAGGTTTGGCTCAGCTCAAGAAAGATCCTGACTTCCAGCGTGCTGTTATCACTGGTCTGCCACGTTCTGATGCTAACCCATTCTTCAGTGGTGGTACTGTAACTGTTGATGGTCTGGTATTCCACGAACACCGTCTTGTTTATAACACTCTGGGTGCTACCTCTGGTGTTGATAAATGGGGTGCTGGTAGCGACATCAATGGTGCTCGTATGCTGGTATGTGGTTCCCAGGCTCTGGGTATGGCTGACCTTGGTAATCCAGAATGGTCAGAAAAAATGTTCAACTATGATAGCTCTCCTGGTATCAACGTTGACAAAATGTTCGGTCTGCTCAAACCTAAGTTCTATTCAATCTACTCTAAGAGTGTTGAAGACTTCGGTGTAATGTGTATCGACCACGCTATCTAATAGCACTCTGTACCATTATATTAGTAATATAAGCTTATAAGAGTTATATCTACTAGTATAATGGTACTTCTTTTAATCCATTGATGATGAGGATCTAATAATGGCTACAATCGTAAAAAACCCAGGCCGTCAGGAAATGATTTCTGCGGTACAGAAAATTAATGGTGCTACTCTTGGCGCTGCTGGTCTTGCTGAAGCTATTCAGTTGCCAGAAGGTGCTATGGTAGTTTCTGCACAGTTGAAAGTAACTGAAGCTTTTACTGGTGGTGCTGACATTACTCTGGCTCTGTCAGGTTGTGGTGTTACTCTTGGTGCTACCGATGCTGATGCTGCTGCTATTAATGCTGATGCAACCATTACTGCTGTACGTGTAGGTGCAGGTGGCGATACTGTTGATGTTACATCTGCAGGTACAACTCCTACTGGCGGTACTGCTTACGTTATCGTCAACTATGTTGTTGATAATCGTGCTTGCTTCTCTGAAGGCTAAGTAAAATAGGGGGTTAGGAGAAATCTTAGCCCCCACCTAATTCTAAAGGAATTGATATGACTAATTACGGACTAATGAATTCATCCAGACAGCAAGTTATTGCAGGTCTAGGAGGATTTAACTATACTGATGTAGTATCAGTTGATCCATTCGATGCATTTCAATTACCTTCCAATGCTGGTATTGTTCATATTCATTTCTCTGTAGATGAAGTGTTTGATACTGGTACTCAGATTTCACTCTACCATAATGGTGATGAATTATTGGCTAATCAGAATCTAACAGCTAAAGATGTTATTGATATTGGTCCTACTGGACAGGTATATCCACATATAACAACTGTTAAATTCCAATTAAATCAACTATCTACAAAAGGTTCTGCAAGATTTTTAGTTGAATATGTAGTTATTGGCAGAACACAATTCACTGAGGATTAATAATGAAATTTATGTCACCTACAGGTCAATCTATTCGTGTTGTGTTAGATGGATCTTCTATTACTTGGGTTCATACTGATTGGACTGATATTCCTGCCAAGTTTAAAGCTGCCGCATTAGGAGCTGGTTGTATCTGTGAAGATCAAGTTGCAGATATGCGTGAAGCTAAAGAATTAAATAAAGAAGAACTGCTACGTGGTGTAGTTATGAATCTTCTTAAAGAGGCCGATGTTGATAAGTTTGGTCAAGACGGTCTTCCAAAAGTTTCTGTTGTAAACGAGATGCTAGACTTTAAAGTATCTAAACAGATGATTTCAGAAATTGTAATGGAAATTGATAATGACTCTACTCCAGATGGTGAAATTTCTTCGTGAGTCTATACTAGATGACATCGGTGGTACTGGTGTTGTTTGGCAAGATATAACTGAAGATCTCGATGAGGCTCAACAGCTTCGTTGGACAAACGAGGAACTAACCAGTTTCCTTAATGAAGCTATACGTACTGCTTGTAGATCAGCTATGTTGATTAAAGAGGAGAATGCTCTTTTTGATATAGCTGTAACTGCTGATCAAGCTACTTATGCTCTACATGAAAAGGTACTGGAAGTACTAGATGCATACTATGATTCAAATGGTAAGAGTCTTACAAAAGTAGAAATAGAAGAGATTAGATCTAATCCTAGTTGGAGGACTCAAACATCTGAGATGCCTCTGTACTACATTGTAGATTACAATACAGGTACTATAACTCTTTATCCAACTCCATCTGCTTCAGAAACTATTCATATATTTGCTACTCGTCTACCTCTTACAGATCTAGATTGGGCATACGCAGAGACAGATACACATGAGCTTAACAGTCGTTACGATTTACCTTTTATTCATGGTGCTGCTTACTTTGCGTATATGAAGGATGAAGCTAACTCATTTGATCCCGGTAGGTCTGAATACTTCAGAAATCTATTTGAACGTGAGTTTGGACACCTCTCTCATTACGGTGCTAATCGCCGTTCTAGGACAAAAAATAAAACCATTAGATACGGTGGTCTTTAATGCCTAAACATGCTAAGACAGTTACCCTAGATGGATTTGCTGGATTAAATAATACCTTACCTCCAGAACGTACTGATCCTAAGTACTTAAATGAGGTTAATAATATTGATATTGATAAGAGTGGTGGTCTGCATAAACGTAAAGGATACACTCTTATTGATTCAGGTAATTATCATTCAGTCTGGTCTAATGGTGATGTCTGTTATGCAGTAAGAGGTACTGATCTTGTTAGTATTGATACAGATCTGAATATTACTCCTATTCTTGCAGATGTAACATCTTCTTCATTAAGTTTTGATTCTGTAAATGGAGATGTCTATTTCTCAGGTGAGAATGAAAGTGGGATTATAAAACCAGATAATACTATTAGACCTTGGGGATTACAATGGATGAATCCATTCCCAACCCTAACAGCTACATCTGGTAATCTTACATACGGTATCTACCAAGTAGTGCTTACTTATGTAGCAGATGATGGAATTGAAAGCGGTGCTGGATTGTCACAAAAGATAATCATTGGAGATAATGGTGGTATTCAGATTTCTA